CAGCCCGTCTCGGGTTTGGCTTTAATTTTTTCACTGCTTAAGGATATAAGAAATGACTAAGAGCCTGTCACCAACAGAGTCTACAGCTATCCTTGGGGTGGCAGGCCAGAATGTTCACAATGGAAACTTCAGGGCTGACGAGTTTCTTACTGAACTCAAGGGTCGCTCTGCTATCAAGAAGTACCGTGAGATGCGGGACAACGACAGTACAATCGGTGCTGTTATGTATGCTGTTGAACAGATGCTTCGGGATGTCGAGATCAACGTAGTAGCTGCTGATGACAGTCCCGCTGCTCAGAAAGAGAAAGAGTTCGTTGAGAGTGTCCTAGAGGACATGGAGCATACCTTAGATGATCACATAGCTGAAGCTCTCAGTTTCCTATCCTACGGGTTCTCTTGGTTTGAGGTCGTATACAAGCGTAGGGAAGGTGCTAACCAGAGCCTCAAGAAGAAGTCTCGCTACCGTGATGGACGTATGGGTGTACGTAAGCTCGCTTGTCGTTCCCCTTGGACTATTGACAGGTTCGACGTAGAGCATAAGACTGGCGACATCCTTGGTATCTACCAGACCACAGGCTTCGGTACGGGTTCTAAGTACATCCCTACTCGTAAGTCTGTTTACTACCGCACAACTACTATTAATGGTGATCCTTCTGGTAGGTCTATCCTACGGAATGCTTATACTAGCTATCAGTACCTTAACAATATGCAGTCTATTGAGGCTGTAGGTGTTGAGCGGGAACTAGCTGGTATCCCTGTTGCTCGTGTCCCTGCTGAGTACCTCTCCCCTGATGCTACTGAAGGTCAGATTGCCTTCCGTAATGAACTACAGTCTATCCTGCGGGATGTCAAGTTCAATGATCAGGGTTATATCATTCTCCCTAGTGATACCTACCCAGATAAGGATGGTGCGCCTACAGGAGAACGTCTGGTTGACGTAGAGCTTATGTCCTCTAGCGGCACTCGTAACATTGACATAGACCCTATCATCAGACGCTACCAGCATGACATCGCTCGTAGTGTACTGTCTGAGTTCCTTATGCTTGGTGGGGGTTCTAATGGCTCCTACGCCCTCTCTAAGAGCAAGACAGACCTATTCCTACGTGCCCTAGAGAGTTACATCACTCAGCTAGTAGATACGCTCAACAAGCAACTCATTAGCTCTCTGTGGGAACTGAATAACCTTAACCCTGACCTGATGCCTAAGCTTGTGGCTGGTGACGTTGCTCCTCATGACCTCAAGGAGCTTGGTGCATACCTACGTAATCTCAATGGCGCTAACATTAACTTAGCGGACCAACCTGAGATTGTTGATGCCCTCCTTCATAATGCTGAACTTCCTGAACTGGATCGTGAGAAGTACAACGAGTCACTTGATGTGGCCCGTCAGGCTGCTCTAGCTCCTGTTCAAGAGGAACCAGAGGAAGAAGAGGACGATCAGGAAGAAGATGAAGAAGTCTCTAAACTTGCCGCTTTGCAAGAGGAGGTTCTTAAAGCCTCTTTGGAGTACCTAAAAGATGACTGAGTTCGCCAACAATGTAGCTATCATCAAAGCTGTTGTCGCTAAAGAACTCCTTAAGAAAGACTTCACTGGACGTGAGGGCGACAAAGGAGAGAAGGGCGACAAGGGTGAAACTGGTGAGGATGGTGAAAGCATTGTTGGTCCTCAGGGTCCGGTAGGTAAAGCTGGCTCTGACGGTTCTGACGGTCCTCAGGGTCCAGCAGGTAAAGCTGGTAAAGATGGTCGTGACGGAACTGATGGTCGTGACGGTATCGACGGTCAGTCTATTGTTGGCCCTCAGGGTCCAGTTGGTAAAGCTGGTCAAGTGGGTCAAGACGGCAGAGATGGTCGTGGTATCAAGTCTATCAAGGTGAACGACGAGAATATGCTTGTTGTCACTTATGATGACGGAGATATGACTGTCGCTGGTAAGGTGTCTGTCACTAATAAGACTGAGGTTATCCAGAACGGTGCAGGTCTCCCTTTAGGTCACTTTGCTATTCACAGTGTTACCTTAGATGATGACGAAAACCTGATCGTTAGGTGCAATAACAACAAGTCTTTTAATATCCCTATCGGCACTAAGAGTGTAGGTGGCTACGAGTTCACTGGGGGGTTTTTAGACAGAACTACAGGACAGACGGGTACAAGCGATGTCGGTTCTAATGTTAGTTATACCTCTGCTGATGTCGCGGCTAATAGGTGGCGTAGGTTTGGTTTCTCCTCTGCTAGACAGATAGCCAACGACCAACCTTACTGGGTAGACTCAGGCGATCCTGACGAAGCCCCTGCATCAGGTACTACCGACTATCAAGGTGTAGGTCTATTCTCAGGTGCGTATATGCCTTCTGGTGTGACTTCGATGTTTGATTTCACACAGGATGATACGTACAACCAAGAGGTTACTACAGGAGACAACCCCTACACTGCTGCTACAGGCTCCCTTAATTGGACTCAGTGTAAGGTTGGGGATTTTGCGGAGGTCAGGTTTGACTTTAACATTACCCCTCAGTTTGCAAACACAACAGTAGAGGTTGGACTAATCTTTGCCACTAGGGATGCAGACGACAATATCACATTTACCTTTCCTCTCCTAACAAACCCCATCTTCTTCGGACAAGGTTCAGTTGGTAAGACCTTCTTAAATAGACCTTCCATAAGTGCCTACTTCGCTTCACAGGAAGATGTAAACGCTAGGGCATTGCCAGCTATTAGAGCAGATCAGCCAGTCCTTGTACAACCCTTGACGATTCTAACCACTATCAAAAGGTAACTCTATGGCTATCCGTATCTCAAGGAATGACGCTGGTAACTGTATTAACTTTGTGGGGTCTACTCAACCTGCCTATTGGAACGCTTGTCTATCAGGTCAAGTAAACTCTGAGGACAACACTCTGGTTGATGTCATTAACGACATTAGGTCAGATAACGGTGGTGAGGTAGAGTTTGAGTTCTACGCTGTACCTTATACAGACTTCTTAGATAAAGAGGGTAACACCTTTGCTAACGCCTCCGACTGTGCTGCGTACATAACGGCCAATGCTAATGTCTCCTCAAATACTGGTCGCTTCTCTTTAGGCCCTTTGGACACCCTAGACTTCTCCTTAGACCCTACAAACACAACTGTACTTCTGGACAACGGTGATGCTTTTGCTGCCAACTCAATACGGGCTGTATCTAATGACTCTGGGTACATAGACATACTTAAGCACTCCTCTGACATAGTTATCTATGGAGACCTAAGGGCAGCAAACGCCACAATAGATAATGTCCAAGTAACTCAAGTTCTAGCAACTGCGGTAAACGAGTTAAATGCTTTGTTCTCTCAAACCGGAGGGTCTTCAGGTGTAGCGCCTGTGATTACCTCTGCTACGACAATAAACCTTACTGAGGGTGATACTCTCAACTACGAACTCGTAGCTACTAACGGTGTAGGTTATGAGTGGGACAACATTCCCTCTGGTGTAGTTAATGTAGAGGGAAATCTAAGAAAGATCATTGGTGGTTCTAGTCTGTCAGTAGGCACTTATAACATGACCGCTAAGGCTGTTAACTATTTTGGTGAAGACACTGAGACTGTTTCCCTTGTGGTGTCTAGTCCTCCCTACTCTAACACTAAGAGTGTGAACTTCCAGAACCAAGATTATCTGGGTGCTAACGCTTCCTTACTAGACTCTGTACTAGGTAGGTCAGGTGATGGCAGTGGCTCAAGTGACGCATGGACTGTTAGTCTGTGGCTTAAGCCTAGTACAAACACTAATGGTCAAACGGTATTCTACTACGGAGCTTCTGACGTAACCAACTCGGGGTTTATAGAAGTTAGGTTTATCGGGGGTACGGACAAAATTAGGTTGAGGTACGGATCGAACAACAACCACGTGCAACTAAGTAGTCCTACAGACTCCCTTACGCACAGTTCTTGGAATCACATTCTCATAAGTTATGATGGTGGAACAACAGGAGCTTCTTCTGGGGACATCTCAAACTACTACAGCCGTTTCAAGATTTTCATTGACGGGTCTCAACAGACTACCTCTAACAGCCACAGTAACTATGGTTGGTCTTCCGCGATCTCAGGACAGAACCTAAGGGTCGGTAGGTTCTCTTCGGGCAACTACATGAGAGATAACTGTCGTGTAGATGAGTTGGCTATTTGGGGTTCCGATCAATCGGGTAACATCTCTAGCATCTATAACTCTGGCTCTACTCACGATCTTGAAGACTTAGGCACACCCCCTAATCATTGGTGGCGTATGGGAGATGGAGATACTTACCCCAACATTCAAGACAACGTAGGCACTGCAACCTTTGTTATGTACAACATGACTGCTGATGACATCGTAACTGATGCACCTTAAGGAATAGCTAATGTATGATCCAGACACGCTTCCCACAGAGGATGAAATCAATAAAGCAGATAAACCCCTGAACAAACCTTTTAGGTTGCCGAAAGGTAGCTCTAAGAAGTTCGGGGTTTACGTCAAGGACGGTGACAAGACCAAGAAAGTTACCTTCGGTGATCCTAACATGGAAATCCGAAGGGACGATCCCAAGGCTCGTGCTAACTTCCGGTCTCGTCATTCATGTGACACAGCAACAGACAAGACTAGCGCCCGATACTGGTCTTGCCGCATGTGGTCGAAAGGAACCTCTGTGGGACAAATGACAAAGGACATTGAGGGTCAAATCCTTAAGTCTGATGAAGAGCAGAGGCTAGTCTACGGATGGGCCTCAGTTATCACCGAGAAAGGCGAACCTGTAGTGGATCGTCAGGGTGACGTAATTAAACCTGATACGCTTGTCAAGGCCGTGAATAACTTCATGGAGCATGTGCGTGTAGGTAAACAGATGCACGATGGAGATCAGGTTGGTGTTGTGGTTCACTCTTGGCCCTGCACTAACGAGATCAATAAGTCTGTCGGGCTAGAGGCTGACCGTGAGGGTTGGCTGGTCGCTTTTAAGGTCTATGACGATGATGTCTGGGCTAAGGTTAAAAGTGGGGAACTCGCCGCCTTCAGTATTGGGGGTCGTGCGGTCAAAGGAGAGTACAATGGCGACTGAGTTGCTAGAACTTCAACTAGAGGAGCTATCTTTGGTTGATCGTCCAGCCAATGCAGAAGCGATGGTTACTCTTTTCAAACGGGACGATACCCAAGAAGAGGAAGTCAATAAGATGACTACTGATCAAGAAACCAAAGTTAAGGCTTACATGGAGAAGCATAGCTGCGGTAAAGATGAGGCCATGAAGGCTCTGGGTTATGACGTAGAGAAGGCTGAAGAGGCTGACCCTGCTGAAGAACTCAAGTCTGAGATCGAAACACTTAAAGCTAAAGCTGATGAACTCAGCCTAGAGAACGAGCGTCTCCGCAAGGGTCTGATCGACGAAGGCTACGTTATCAAAGCTGAAGCAATCGAAAAGAAGGCTCCAGAGGAGTTCGTCGAGTACGAAGGCGAAAAGATTAACAAAGCTGAAATTCCTGCACCTATCCTGAAAGCTCTGGAAGCTGCTGAGATTGAGAAGGCTGATGTAGCACTGACTAAGAAAGCTGAAGAGACCCTTCCGCATTTCTCTGTTGATGCTGCTAAAGGACTGCTGTCTGCTGTGTCTAAGATGGACGAAGTAGATATGCTGATGGAAGCTCTTGCTGCTGCTGACAAAGCGTTTGCAGACAAAATGGAAGAGTTTGGTAAAGCAGACGTAGACGGGGATTTCTCATCTGCCTCTGATAAAGTTGAACACATGGTTAAGTCTCATATGGAAGAGAATGGACTTGCCAAGAAGGATTACGCTAAGGCTTATGCGGCTGTCGCTAAGACCGAAGAAGGTCGTAATCTTATCGCTAAAGCCTACAAGGGAGAATAACTTATGGCTACTATGCAATCGCGGGACACCCGTACTTTTGTTGCTGGTGAAGACCTTTCCGCAGCACAATTCAAGTTCGTCACTCTGGAAGCTGACGGCCAAGTTGATCTGGCAGACTCTGCTGGTGAGAACTGCCTCGGTGTTCTCCTCGTTGAAGGCGAAGCTGCTCGTGCAGTAACTGTCGTAATGACTGGCTCGGTTATGGTCGAAGCTGGTGGTACTGTCACCAATGGTGGTGCTGTTGCAACGGACGCAACTGGTCGTGCTGTTGACGCAACCACTGGCGACATCATCATGGGCTACGCTCGTGAAGCTGGTGTTGTAAACCAAGTAATCGAAATCGAACTTATCCAAGGCGGCAACGCTTCGGCGTAAACCCGATTAAAAGGAAAATAAACTATGCCTATGTTGACACCATCTCAGGTACACCTCGACGTACCTTTGACTAACCTGACCGTTGCTTATGCTCAGGAAACGTCTAACTTCGTAGCGGATAAAGTCTTTGGTACTCTCTCCGTAGATAAACAATCCAACAAGTTCTATAAGTATGACCGTGAAGGTCTTCGTCATGGTGACGTTAAGCTCCTCGCCCCTCGTACTGAAGTCAACCGTGTTGGTATGTCCCTCTCGACAGACAACTACTTCGCTGAAGTACGCGGCATCGGCATGGACTTTGATGAGCAAGAGCTTGCTAACGAAGACACCATGCTGGAAACTCGCTCGCAGGGTGCTAACGTCCTGATCGAGAAAATCCTCATTGACCGTGAAGTCCGTTGGGCTGACACCTTCTTCAAGACTGGTGTTTGGGGTACTGAGGTTGCTGGTGACGCTTCTGGTTCCGTTGGTGCTGGTGAAGTTGTTTACTGGTCGGACTACACTAACTCCACTCCAATCGTTGACATGACTAACGCTCGTCGTGCGATGCAGCTTAAGTCCGGTGGCTACAAGCCTAACTGTATGGTTGTTGGTAAGGAAGTTCGTGACATCCTCGTGAACCACCCTGACATCCTTGCTCGCCTTAATGGTGGCGCAACGGTTGCTAACACTGCTCTGATCACTGACGCCAAGCTGGCTGAAATCTTCGAAGTTGAGCAGTTCCTCGTCATGGAAGCTGTCTATAACGATGCTGCTGAAGGTCTGACAGACAACATCGACTTCATCGGTGGTAAGCACGCAATGCTTGCATATAAGCCTTCTGCTATGGGCCTCAAGACCCCTGCTTCGGGTGCTATCTTCACTTGGGACGCTATCCCCGGTGTTGGTGGTCTGGGCATCACTGTTGAGTCCTTCTCGGACGACGCACTGAAGCGCCAGCAGGTTGCTGAGATGATCCAAGTTAAGTGTTCGGATGACATGAAAGTTATCGGTGCTGACCTTGGTTACTTCTTCAAAGACATCGTAGCTTAATAGTTACTTACTAAAGGTGGACCCTGAGTTTCGGCTTGGGGTCCAACCCAATTATAAAATACCGTAACAACATCAAATAGGAAACGACATGCACCCTACATGGCTTGGGTTTCAGGTAGACTGGCCCGTATTCGTAAAGAACCCCTTTCAAGCAGCTAACACCTCTTGGACGCGAGGTCAACACTTTAACTGGCAAGAGCGCAAGTTGGACCCTTATAAGGTCTACACTATGTACGCCTCTGGTTATTTGTATCACAATCAGGATTTAGAGAAAGAGAATAAGGTTGGTGATCGTCTTAGTGAGCTAACTACAGATCAACTTTATTCCCTCGTAGGTCTTCTTAATGGTGAAGTCAAGAAACGTACCTCCACAGCAGAAGAGCTAAAAGAAAAGAGATGTCGTCAGTCTAAGATTGATGATAAGCAACGAGGTTTGATCCGTTCATTCCTACGTAAGAACCCTTGGATCACTGAGGATTTCTATAAGTTCCGAGATAACATTCTTGGAGAGTAATTAAACAGGAGACCTGATATGAGTTGGTCATATGACCCTACGGACTTAAATACGACCACAGCATCAGGTCGCCTAAACACGGTGAGGTTTCTGGTAGGTGACACAGACACCAATGATCAGAAGGTTCAGGATGAAGAGATCGTGTTCTCCTTGTCACAAACCAATGACGATGTGAACGCTTCTGCCTCTTATGTCTCTCGTACCCTAGCTTCTAAGTATGCCTCTAAGGTTACTATTGAACTAGACGGACAGCTAACGGCTCACTACAGCGACCTATATAAACACTACAACGCTTTGGCTGACAAACTAGACTACCAAGCTAAGAAGTCTGGGGCGCAGTTGGGTATCCTTGCTGGTGGTATCAGTAGGACCAAGATCGGAACTGTACGTAGTAACACTAACCGAGTAGAACCTGCATTCCGTAGGGACCGCTTCCTAAACCCCCCTGACTCTGACAGCTATAGCTAAGAGGTTCTCATGCTCAGTTCAGATATGTATAAGTTGATTAATGAGTTCGGTCAAGGGGTGACTTTCAGGAAGGTTACTGTAGGGTCTTATGATCCGGCAACAGGTTCTGCTGGCAATACAACCACAGACTACTCTGTTAAGTCCTATATGGCTCAATACACTTTGACAGAGCTTACCTCAGACAACATCGTCAGGGGCGACAGGAAGGCTCTCCTGCCTGCTTTCGATACCTCTGGGGTAGCTATACCCTCCCCTGATGAGAGTGACCTTCTGGTAGGCTCTGGAGACACTGTGAGGGTTGTTTCTACTCAGACTATCTACAATGGTGATGGTGTGGTATGCTACATCTGTCAAGTTAGGGAGTAACATGGCGCAGGTAACAGTTAAGGGTCTTAAGGCCATTGACAACATGCAGGACCAAGCTAAAGACATCGTAAGTAATGAGCTAGAAGATTACTTCACTCAGATGTCTAATGACGCTATCAACATGTCCCCTGTGTGGTCTGGTGCTTACGTTAAGTCTTTCTCCTTCAAAGCTAACAACTCTAGCAGCAGAGGCCGAAGGATAGATGGAGCTAATTGGAGGTTCCCAAAGAAGACTGGCTCCCAAGCGGATGTCGAAGAAGGTAGGTCGCTGTTGCTAGGTGACGTTAAAGCAGCCTTTGCAGATAAAGACAAGACCTTCGAGAACCAATCCTACACACTTCGTAATGACTCCAACCATGCAGTTTTTGTGGAGAACGGTACGCTTGGTCCTACGGGTCCAAAAGAACCTTACAGAATCTTCGCGAGACTAAGGAGTAGATATGGCTGACATTAACCGTAAGATCAGGGCTACACTAGAGACCCACTTATCTAACATCTCAGGCTTACCTGATATAGCCTATGAGAACGTCCCTTATGAGCCTACAACGGGCCAGAGCTTCATCAGGGCATCCTACATGCCTACACTACGTAGACCTGCTGTCAGAGGGCTTAACCCACAACAAGAGTACCGAGGCATACTAGCACTTAATGTGTATGCGCCTGAAGGCTCTGGTCCTGCTGCTTGTGAAGAGATTGTAGAGAAACTGCTTGAGGGCTTTGAGGCCACCACAGACATTAGCTACAATGACGGCAGTGACACTTACACTGTTTGTATTGACTACGCTGAGAGAGACATCGGATTAACTGATGCTCCTTGGTATTTAATTCCAGTCAACATCGGCTGGTTCATCTACAACTAGGAGAATTAGATGACTTGTTTCGCACAGGGTTCGCGTTCCAGCCTTTCGTATATTGTCGAATCTACTTTCGGCACTACACCTGCTGGTAACTTCACGAACCTACCTTTCAGCACACAATCGCTGAACCTCACCAAAGACCGAGTAGCTGGTAACGACATCCAAGCTGACCGTATGCCTCGTGTTGATCGCCACGGCAACCGTCAGGTAGATGGTGACATCGCTGTTGACCTCCGTAAAGGTGACTACGATGCTTTCCTTGAGTCTGCTATGCTCAACACTTGGGCTACTGACGTACTTAAGGTAGGTACGACCCCTAAGTATTTCTCTATTGAAGACTACGCTGCTGACATCGACCAAGCTCGTTTGTTCACTGGTTGCACAGTTTCCACTATGGGTCTGTCTATTGCACCTAAGCAGATGGTAACTACTACCTTCGGAATGGTCGGTAAGAATATGACTATCGGCGCCACAGAGAAGACCCAAGATGCGGCTTCTGGCAATGCTCCTTTTGACTCTTACTCTGGTGATGTAGGTATCGGTAACGTAGGTGCTTCCTCGTCTGTATCTATCATAACTAGCCTTGACTTCACCTTGAACAATTCCTTCGCCCCTACTTTCGTCGTAGGTGATGACAGCGCCCCTTGCCTTGAGGTTGGTCGTGCGGAGATTGAGGGTACTATCACCGCTTACTTTGAGGATGACGCACTTATCAACCGTTTCCTGAATGAGACTGAGACTGAACTGTCTGTGTCTGTAGATGACCCCACTGGCTCTAACGCATACACCTTCTTGTTCCCTCGTATCAAGATCAACAGTGCACCTGTTCCTGTAGATGGCCCCAACAGCCGTGTCATCAACATGTCGTTTGTTTCTCTGTATGACTCTACTGAGGAAACTAACCTCAAGATCACTCGTTCATAAGAATCCCGTAAGGGAGGGGCTGGTGCTGTGTCGGGTGGCACTGGCCCCAATTATCTTAACCCGACTTAACCTGACTATATAAACCAAAGGAACCCGACAATGGATTTGAAAGATTTTGCACCTAAGAGTGACGAAGTAGCTGTAGAGATCAAGCACCCAGCTAATGGTGAACCTCTTACTAATAAAGACGGTAGTGCTATGACTATTGTACTACATGCACCTCACTCTAAGGCTTACAAAGAAGCTATGTATGAACAGACCAACAAGCGCCTTAAGGTAGCTCAAGGTACTGGTAACATCAGCCTCACAGCACAAGACATCGAAGAAGCTAGCCTAGAGCTACTATCTAAAACTACTAAGTCTTGGGACATCACCTACGACGACAAGCAACCTAAGCTCACAGCAGCTAAGGCTAAGGCTATCTACGAGGAACTGTTCTGGCTCCGCCCTCAGCTTGAGGAGGCTCTGAATAACTCTCAGGCTTTTATGACGGCCTAGTAGGGCAACTACAAGACTTTGCTGAACATACGTTCAAACTAAATAAACCCGATCAGAATGGTGTCTCTCAAAGGGCACACCTAGAAGAAGTAGAGAGGCAGATCGGACGTAAGCCACCAGAACTACAGGGACCAGAGTTCCCTCGGTTGGTAGCACATGTCTGGTCTGCCTTTATTTCGTTAAGCAACAGCCGTACTGCTGGTTTTAGCGGACCTAACCCGATTACTTACGAACAAATTAAAGCTTGGAAAGAACTGACAGAGACACC